ATTTAATGGAAGGGCTGTGGATGTTGGCTGGTTGTAATGACGTAGAATGGATAAGCCGTTATAACAATACGTTTAGTCAATTTAGTGACAATGGGATTACTTTTAATGCCGCCTATGGATATAGGTGGCGAAAACATTTTAACCGTGACCAATTAGATGAACTGGTTAAAATGTTAAAAGATGAACCAAACACTCGTAGAGCCGTTATTAGTATGTGGGATCCATACGCCGACTTTAACCAAAGCGGCAAAGACTTTCCCTGTAATTTAAATATCGCATTTCGGATACGAAAAGATAAACTAACGATGACGGTATTCAACCGTTCTAATGATATTATCTGGGGGGCCTATGGAGCTAACGCTGTACATATGAGTATGCTGCAAGAATATATAGCTGCTCGGGTGGGCATAGAAATAGATAGATATACCCAGGTTAGTAACGATTATCACGCATATGTAGAGGTATTAAACAGGGTAGGTATTCCAGATCCACATCCTATGGATCCTTATGAAATGCAAGAAGTTAAACCCTATCCATTAATAAACGATCCAGCTATATGGAAGGAAAATCTTGACTGCTTTATAGCAGACACAGCTTTGTTCCATAAGTGGTGTGGTTATTCTTCTCCTGCCAATTATAAATTTGATATGAAAAGGTTTTCTCTTACTCCGTTCTTTTCTGATATTGCAATACCGATGGTACGAGCTTGGGGTGTTTATAAAAAGAAAGACTATAAGGCAGCGATAACAATTATTACTGAAAATATGCCGGACAAATGTGATTGGAAAGTTGCGTGTCGTGCGTGGCTACTAAGAAGGATAGAAAGAAATGCGACAAGAAACGCTGAGAAAGGGCGGGGCCGTCAAAAGGTGGCACACGATAACTAATGTTAAGGAGCAAACTGTGGCTTCTCATTCTTGGGGTGTGGCAAGTATTTTGTTGGATTTGTGGCCTGACAGTTCTAATAATCTTATTCGTGCTGCTTTATGGCATGATGTTGCTGAGTTACATACCGGGGATATTCCAGCGCCTATTAAATGGGAAAACAAAGAATTTGCACACGCCTGTGATAAAATAGAAAAACGTGTTCAAAAGCAGCTTCACTTATTTAAGCAGCTTGATTCGGTAGAAAAAACCAAATTAAAAATAGCCGACTTATTGGAATTAATGTGGTATTGCCTAGAGGAAATAGAATTGGGAAATACCAAATTTAAAGATATTCTCCTAGTAGCTGAAAAGGAATATTCTAAACATCGAAAAGTTAATATCCAAGCTGACCACATGTGTGATTCTATTTTATGTCGTGGAAAAAATTAATGACAGCCGCCGTTATCTGTTTGGCAATGGCAATATATTTCGAAGCTAGATCCGAACCGATTATCGGTCAAGCAATGGTGGCATTTACAGTGTTGAACAGGGTGGACTCAGATAATTATCCAACAGATATTTGCAGTGTCGTACAAGAAGGCCCACGCCATGCCAGCGGGCAGATGGTTAAGAACCAGTGCCAGTTCTCATTTTGGTGCGATGGCGAACCAGAAAACATCGAGGATTGGACGGCATGGCACAAAGCTGTAAAGATAGCTAGATGGTCGCTTATCCAGCCCTTCGATTTCAGTGAGGGCTCAACCCATTATCACGCAGCCAATATTAAACCGGACTGGCTTACGTTAGTAGAGCCGACAGTAGCAATTGGAAATCATAAATTTTACAAACTAAAAAATGGAAAATAGGAGCTCTTAATGTCCCAGGCAAATAAGCGTCAGGTTGGCGGTATGCATTATCAAAATAAGATTCAGCACTGGGACTGGGTTTCTAGCAACGGGCTTGATTACTTCCAAGGACAGATCACTAAATATGTTGCACGTTGGAAAGATAAAAATGGAATAGAAGACTTAGAAAAAGCTCGGCATTTCTTAGAAAAATATATAGAAATAGAAACAACCAAAAAACACAATGAAAACCAGGGGTGTCTTAATTTGGTAGAACCAACAGAATTAGAAATTGAATCGGGTGCGGTGCCGCTGGCCCGTGGATATGTTGATCAGGATTACTAATGCGGGGAGATTTAATCATAGAGGCACTCAAAAGCGCCACTAAAATATTTAATCTCACCAAGCGTGAGTTGCACTTGTTAACTGATTATGATTTAAGAATTATAGAGCGTTGGTACCGTAGTAAAGTTTCTATTCAAGAAGCAGCAATTTGGGCAGATGCACTTGGCTATGAATTAATTTTAAAACGTAAAGAAATGAGAAAGTAAGATGCAAACGCCACTCTTTAAGCCCGAGACAGAATGGACAGCTCCAGAAATTTTGCCAGAATTTAAAAATGCTGAAGCTGTAGCTATTGATTTAGAAACATGTGATCTAGATTTAAAAAACAGTGGTCCTGGTTGGCCTTGGCGTGGGGGTCATGTAGCTGGGATTGCATTGTGTTTTAAAAAGGGTAAAAAATTTGAATCTCACTACTTACCAATAGGCCATGAATCTGGTCAAAATTTAGATAAAAATTTGGTTAGAACGTATGTCCAAAATCTATGTAATTCCAAAATCCCTAAAGTTTTTCACAATGCCCTTTATGATCTGGGATGGCTTCGGACAGAAAAAATATTAAAAGTTGAAGGACCACTGTTTGACACGATGAGTGGAGCAGCCCTATTAGATGAAAATAGAAAGAGCTATAGCCTAGATAATATTGGTAAGTCTTGGTTAAATATAGGGAAAGATGAATCTTTGTTAAACGAGGCTGGTGCTTCTTATGGATTAAAAAATATAAAAAAGGATATGTGGAAATTACCGCCACAATTCGTTGGCCCTTATGCCGAACAAGATACATTAGTGACTTTAAAGCTATGGGAATATGAACAAGAAAAATTAATTAAAGATGATTTACAAGAAATGATGGAATTGGAAATGTCAATAATTCCATTGCTCATAGAAATGCGAGCAAAAGGAATACGAGTTGACCTTGATAAGACAGAACAAACAAAGAAACAACTCTTAAAACAAAAGGCTAAATTAGAAAAAGAACTCTATAGAAAATTTAGCGTTACGGTAGATGTTTGGGCCTCTGCGAGTATAGCCAAATGTTTTGATGCCCATAATCTAGAGTACCCAAGAACAGCAAAAACAGCCGCCCCGAGTTTCACCAAGGAGTTTTTAGAATCCCATCCACATGAATTAACGGATATGATTCTTAGAATTAGGAAAATAGATAAAACTAGAAACACGTTTATAGATGGAATGATCTTAGATTCCACGCACAAAGGACGAATACACGCAGAACTGCACCCCCTAAAAAGTGATGAAGGTGGTGCGGTCTCAGGTCGGTTTAGTTGTAGTCGGCCAAATCTACAACAAACCAGTGCAAGAGACCCAGAATTTGGCCCAATGGTAAGGAACCTATTCCTACCAGAGAAAGGCCAGAAGTGGGGGGTGCTGGATTACAGTAGCCAAGAGCCTAGGCTAACAGTCCATTATGCTTATAAAACAAATCAACCGGGGGCCAAAGAAGCGGTTGAAAACTATAACAAAAACAAAGATATGGACTACCATCAAATGGTAGCAGACTTAGCTAACATATCGCGGAAACATGCTAAGACCATAAACCTAGGATTAGCCTATGGCATGGGACAAGTCAAGCTATGCGCCAGCTTGGGACTGCCTACAGAAACAATTACAGATAAAAGAGGCGTTGTTAGAGAAATAGCTGGCGAAGAAGGACTACAGCTTATAACTCAGTACCATGCCAAAGTTCCTTTTATCAAAGGGCTAACTTCCACTTGTTCTAATCTAGCGCAGGAGCGTGGGTATATCCGCACTATTGGTGGACGTTTATGCCGATTTAATATGTGGGAACCCTCCAATGGAAAATGGGAAATGCCGGTAGAAGGAAGAGCAGCAGCACTGGAAAAATGGGGTGGTCAAATACGGCGAGCATTTACGCACAAAGCCTTAAATAGATTAATACAAGGTTCGGCAGCAGATATGACCAAGTTGGCTATGCGTAATCTTTGGCAAGAAGGTATTGTCCCATTGCACCAAATGCACGATGAACTTGATTTTAGTTTTAAAACCAAAAAGCAAGCGGACTTGTGCATTCAAATTATGGAAGAATGTTTACCGTTGTCAGTGCCTGTAATTGTAGACGCAGAATTTGGGAAAACATGGGCAGACGCCCAACATACAT